ACCATCGAGGGATGAATCAAACACTTCATCCATAATCAATAGATTTGTATTTGCAGAGTTTTTAAACCTTGCAACTTCTCTCCAGGTAAAGAGAAGGGCTAAATCAATTCTCATTTTTTCACCCTCAGAAAAAGAGGAATACGAGAACTTGTCGTGAATAGGTGATTTGATTGTCTCGTTAAACTCTTCATCGAGTTTGAAGTTGATGTAGAAATCCATCAACTGAAGATAACGATTGACTTGCTGATTGATAAGTGGGAGATACTTCTTGATGATTTTAGTCTTGACACCACCGTCCTTAAGGAGATCGTATGCAAAACTCTGGTAATTAACCTCTTCTTTTTTCTCAGCAAGTTGTTTGAAAATAGATTGTAGCCCTTCCCTAAGCTCTTCTAACTTCTCATGTTCAGAATTTCTGTTCTGTAACTGATCGGTAATAGTTTGAATTTCCGATTGTAAATCTCTCGATTGTCGTTGCAACCCAGAAATTCTTGTATTGTTTTGAGAAATTCCATGTGTTAGGGAAGTGGCCTCCTTAGATAGATTAATAAAGAGAAGCTCTCGGTTTTCTTCCTCCTTTATCGACTCCTCCAGTTTTTGAAAACCTTCTTGGAGTTCCTGTAACTTAGATTGAGCTTCACTGATATTATCTAGGCGAAAACTCTCCTCAATATCTTGCTTACAGGTGGGGCATACCGAATTTTCTTTAAAGAACTTATGATTTTTAGTGAGGGTTGATACCTTCTGAGTTAAAGTGCCTCTGATGTTACCAAGTTGTCTAAGTTTTTTATTGGCATTAGCAAACTTAGAAACCTCTTCTTGCTTAGCATCAAGTTTAGAACTAAGGTCTTCATTCTTTGACATCAGTCCATCAACATTGAGTTCAATCTCCTTGATCTTTGCATACTTTTGGTTGATGGTTTCCATACCTCGTGCTTCTAGATCCTCAATAAAGTGCTCCTGCATCTCAACTTTATCTTTAGAAGCATTCTTTTTAATCTCTAGAGACTTGATACCCTCCTTATTCTGTCGGATATCCTCTTTGATAAGATTGTTCATCGCAGAGAACACACGGATATCAAGCAGGTCCTCAATCACTTCACGTCGATGAGACGATTGGAGTTGCATGAATGGAGTGAATCCAGCAGAACCCAAGATAACAATCTGAGTGAAAGACTTGTAGTTCAGTTTGAGAATGTTCTCCTCAAGAATCTTCTGGTTGGCACGATCATCTGCCTCCTTGTGAAGCATCTCACCATTGACTTTGATATCAAATACATTTGGTTTGATACCACGAGTGACAGTGTAAGATTTACCGCCGACTTTAAAATCAATCTCAACCACACAACCTTTCTCATTGGTAGAGTTTACCAACTGTGGTTTGTTGATCTTACGATATGGTTTGTTAAACAAAACAAAACACAATGCATCTAACATCGTGGATTTTCCAGCACCGTTAGTTCCAACAATCAGATTAGTTGGATGCTCAACAAATGAAATTGTGGTAGGAACATCTCCAGTGCTCAGGAAATTTTTCCAAGTAATTTTTTCAAACAGAATCATCGTCTTCGTCAGGGGGTATTACAATGTCTTCTGGACCGATGACAGCATATTTGTAATTATAAGCTTGACATGCTTTTAATGCAAGTTCTTCGTCCACTTCAACAACATTTAATTTTTTATGCTTTTCTTTATTCTCACGCAATAGCATTAAATATCTTTCTGCATCGTCTTCTTCTTCAAATAGAAACAAAACATTATCGCCTTCATGGTCGGCAACAGCATATGCTCCAGAGGCATTTTCAGATGCTAAGAGATACATCACTCTACTTCGCAGGCTTCCCTATAAATTTTCTCAAAGAGTTTTTTGATAATAGATTTATCTAGTTCTGTTTCAGATTCATCAATATAACGATGTAAGATGGACATCGTGTTCTCTGATTCTTCAACTTCAAAGTCATCATTCTCTTCGATAGCAAAGTTTTCAATGACTTTAACTTCTTCGGCAACAGAAGAAATCTTATCGACGAACTTTTCAAAAGACTTGGGATCAGACTTCTGACGAACAATAATCTTTACAATTTTGCCAGAATATTCTGTAGCATCGAACAATTGGTACGATGTGTCCTCATAATACACGTTGTAGAACATCCTGAATGGATTATTGACTGGTGTATGTTCTAGGGTTTCGGTATCAAAGATATGGAAACCTCTGTTGTCATTTACATCATTCCAATACAACTCATAAGGATTTCCAAGATAGAAAACCTTACCGTCATCAGAACGAGTGTGATAATGACCAGAGAAGACTTTTTTGAAACTACCAATCAGTCTGGTGTCGTCTCTTGCCTCTTGCTGAACGTGTCCTCTGTGTGCCCTGAAACCATTCAGTTCAAGGTGACCCATGGCAATCTCGGCAGTGCTGTTATCAATGGCACTGTAGGTCTCTTGACGATTGTCATCATTGATCCATGGAAGGAACATGATCTTCCTGCCGTCGATTACCTTCTCGGTAGCAGAAGAGATAACCACCACATTACTATACTCTCGTAAGAGTAAATCCACTGTGTTAATGTCGTTAGTGTTCTTGTAGTAGGCAGTATGATTACCCACAACAGTATACACGTCAACTCCCATATCTCGCAGACGATCATAGTAATTCTTTTTAGCCCACTCCAGAGACCAGAGATCAATAGACCTACGGTTGTCAAAAGTGTCTCCCATATCGATGACACATTTGATAGATTCTCTTTCAAGAGTTGGAAAAAAGACTTCATTGTAGAACCTTAAAAAGTATTCGTGAAAGAACTTACTACCTTTTCTGGCACCGAAGTGTTGATCAGTGATGATTGCGACTTTCATTCTGCGTGATGAGCTTTCAAATTAGGGTCAGGGGTACTTTCTATTCTTGGTTCTTTCTTCTTGATAACAATGAACTTATCGGCAGCAAATGTTCCAGCAATCTTGAATTCGAGTTCTGTTCCATCTTCCCAGATTTCTTCACCGTTCTTCTTTCGCATATCAAGAAGACACTCAAGTTCTTTGATAATCTCAGGTGTAAGTTTCATTGACGGTTCAGTTTATAATGAATTTTTTCTTTAATACTATTATAGTCTGAAGACGTTCCATTTGCACCATCTTCAACAACCATCACCTGATCATATCCAGTCTTCTCGATAATTTTGGTTTTAATTTCTAGTTGCTTCTTTTCTTTTTGAATACGCCTCAAGAATGCGTAGTGAATAATTTGAGTAAAATAGGCAAAAGGATTAGAAGACTTTGCAGGGTCAAAATTATGAATATACTGAACACAATTTTCGATTCCATCAGAGATCATGTCCTCACGAAACATGTAATTGACGAAATTTGGTTTGTATGACAGGTGAGTGGCAATCTTCAGGAAACACTCACCAAGATAATTGGTAATCTTTGGTTTCCCTTCCCATCTCTTTGCACGTTCCTCTTTTGGTTGTTCCTTCAGATCCTTACCAAATTTTTTCTGATAGGAGTTTTCAACCTTCTTTCTGTAAACAACTAGTGCCTCCAAAAGTTCTTTGTTATTTACATAGTGTTCTGATCTTTCTCTTGTCGGCATAACATCTTCTAATCTCTAAATTGATTTGTTTATATTATAACACAAATATTCCGCTTGACACAATGGTGTTTTTTAATTAGACTAACTCTGTCAGGGTTGATCGGGAAGTTCTAGCTTATATATTTCTTCTAATTTAATTCTAGCTTCTGCTACAGTTCCTAAGTATCCCATTTTTTTATCTGGTGTTACTTGTCCTTTTTCCTCTTCATCGTCGTCATCATCTAGAGTGTCGTCAAGGAACTTTTTGTAAAACCTTATAATTTCTTTGTTGGTTATCTCAGTGATCGTAACTACTTTATCCATACTTACGGTATAAACATCTTCATCAGGTATTTTCATCCAAGGTTCTACCTTTATACCAGAATGAAGTCCTCTTTTGATAATTTTCATTATCACTGGGTTACAGAGAATAACAACTCCAGCACCGTTTTTGTCAGTATCAAAAGAAGCAATGGAGAAAATTTCTTCTCCCGTTACTAACTTTACTACGCAATAGAATTCATCTGTCATTTTCCCTTTAGTGTGATGTTTACAAATTCATAG